ACGGACATGGAGTCAGCAGAGGCTAAGTCATTAATGATTAAGACCTTAGACCCCAATGGGAAAATGAGGCGCGATTTATCACGTTTCGCCTGTCGTGCTTACGGCTTCTATTTGGTCGCTATGGTATCACTTAGTTTTATGGTGGCGTTTAGTATTGGTAACGTGGAAGGGGCTAAAGAAGCGGCTGAGATGATGGTAGGCTTGTTCTTGCCTATCACCACCTCTTGGGCTGCTATTGTGAGCGCTAGCTTTGGAGTATCGGCAACCAACTCGTTTAAGGGTAGACCTTAAATAGAGTGTAGCTTGATCCGTAGGTGGTTAAGCTTGACGTTATAGTATTCGGCAAACTTACTGCCACCCACTAGGGCTTGCTCATAGGTAGCCATTTCGTGCTTGATATCATCTATCTTGCGCGTTCTGGCTATCTTCTCTTTTAGTGTCATGTTACATCCTCTTGTTAATTTCACGCTCAATATACCACAGTGATTTTCTCAGGTCTTCAAGCCCACCATCATTATTTTTAAGGTCTGCTCTCCAAATATACTTGACAGCGTTTCCTAGATTAAAGCCCATATGCTCCGTGATCTGGATACACTCAACACCGCTAGGGTGAGTACGGTAGTGGCTTGGATTAATTGAACTAACTTCTGGTTCATGTGAACTAAATGTTGGTTCCTTCTTAGCCTGTAGCTTGTCTGACCACTCTCTAGCAGTGAGCGCTTTAATGTCACCAAAGTCATCGGTAAATGTTGGCTCTATTTTGTTCATCTTAGTATCTCCTTAATTAGCACATTACGCCTAGTGCTTATTGCACCGTATAGATTATTGCTATCTACAGCAGCTACACAGGCTGCCATTGTGCGCTTAAGTAATGGCGCACAGGCTTTGAACGATACGCCAATAGCGCGTAGGTTAATTAACTGCATCAAATCTGGATCAGTCCAAAGAGCAGCTACAGCACGTTTAACTTTAGGCTGTGCCTTCACTTCTGGTGAGAATGTCTTAGGTATTACTGGCTTAAATACTATTCCTATACTCATTTATCACCCCCAATAGGCCAATCTTCAATGATAGTAGATGGGCTGATACCCTGCTTAGTACGGTCTTTTGGGCGAAGGTCTTCACCAATCGGCACTTCTTTATGACCAAAAATTCGGTCATAGTTGTCTTGAAACTGCTGGTTCATCGGCTTTGATACTGGTCTGTTTTTTGCGCTCATGTGGTACTCCGTGGGTTATTTGTAGTTTTTGTAGCAGTAAAGGCATAGGACTTTTTCAGTCTTCTTTACCAATTTAAAAGCTGATGGGCCTTTAGCGTTTAAGCTCATGTGGCTATGTGGGCATTGCCCAGACTGACAGCCTTTATTTAGCTTATGTAACTGTGATTTAGTGTAAGTGTTCATGGTGGCTCCGAGGGGCCGAAGCCCCGTTATTTTTATGCTGCTAGTTCTTTAAATAAATTAAGTTCTTCATCTGTTAGCGATTCACCACCAAAGCAGTAACATTCGCCATCAGCATAAGGTGCAAATAAAGTAGCGGCTTCATCATCAACAACTGCGATCATATCTTTTTTAATTAGTGAAGAAAGAACGCCTCGTAAAACATTTGCGCTCTCACCAGTAATTTGAGCAATGTCTAAAATGTCTGCACCTAAATCCGTATCGCATACTTCAAAAATTGCGTTGTAAGTGATAACTTCTAAGTTCGTATAAGTATTCATAATTTATTACCTTTTGTTTATTTACTTAACTTACAACCAGTATAAACACTTCTGTACATAACACAACACCTTTTTGTACATATAAACAATTATTTTGTAATTACGGGTTTAGGTCTGATATCTTCATGTTGTATGAATCAGCCTTAAATGTGAAATTGTTGCTAGGATCATACTCCCCTTTTAGCCGCTTAGTAGCCCTGCTGTAGTAATCCTTTTTCTTGATTATGCCCAGAATCCAAACGGTAGACATATCATTAAGTACGCGACAAAAGGCGTAGAAGTCGCATACCTGAGTAGTGTTGTACGCAAAGATAGAGCATTCGTAATGCTCTTTAGGTTCCACGCTAGTACGCTTTGCCTTAACGTCAATGGTTCTACCGTCAGGCATGACTAGGTCATAATCATAAGTATTGGCCTGCGTAGCACCTATATGACGAGCCACAACTATCTCGGCTAAAAACCCAGCTTGGCTACCACCACCAGCAGTCAATGAATGCTTTAAAACACCCATTTCAGATGCCATCTCAGCAGCCCTTTGAATCTCTTCGCGTGTTGCCTTTAGTTCACGCATTAAATAACCTCTTTATTTTTAGCTTCGCCTTGAATACCTTCTTGAGCCTAGATAGGTAGGCTATATCGTGCCTGACCGTATCATTGTTATGCTCTAGTATAACTACCTTATCTAGCCCTATACGGTCTACCAGCCTAATGCGGTACTCCACCACGTTACCTGACAGATACCGATTACACTTGTGGCACTGCTTATGGCAGTTGTGCTGGTGGAAGGATAGGTGACGAGCAGCTCCCCTAGAGCGGTAATGACCTGCATCCCAGTACCCACCAAATCCAGAATGCTCACCAACTGAATCGCAGCTTATGCAAGGCAAGTCTCTATCACGCCATCTGATGTATGCGTTAAAGGCTGTTTGAGCCTCTGTACGCCACTCAGAAGCCGTTTTAAGCTCAAGACGTAGTTTGGCATGGGTTTCACGCTTACGCTTCTCTGACGAGGCTGTAGCACCCTTTTTGCCATGTTCTACCACACATAGCATAGAGCAGAAGAATCCTAGCGGAACCTTAATGCCAGACTCAACTGGTGAGTATTCCTTACAAGCTCGGCACTTCTTTTTCTTATTCGCCATCTGGTATCGCAGGGGTTGGCATCCAATGAGTTACTTCATCATGTAGATAGCCTCTACCGCCACCAAAAGCCCCATCACCGTGGTATTTGCCAATAGCCATACCTGTAATTTCAAAGTAATATATTACTGGCGCGTCTAGCTCTGGAAGCTGATCCTGTACGCTAATCCATTCGCTCATAACTGTGACTCCCTACAATTCTCGTAATCAGCTAACGTCCTGTCGTCAAACTTAACACCGTACTCAATGCCAGCGGCTAATAGGTACTCTATAAACTCACTACCGTTAGCCTTGTTAAATTCCTTTACACTAGGACGAATGCAAACCATGTGAGTACCACATAGACTAGGAACCCACTTATTGCCCTTGCGTAGTGGCTCACCCATCTGGTGCTTCTCAGTGGCAAAGCCTGACACTAGCAGAGCCTTCCACGTTTCAGCATCGTACTTGTTACCGCCTAGATCGGTCTGCTTTGATATGTCCCTTATCATGCCATGGTAGCATCTGCCCTGTAGGTCGCTAGTACCTTCACGGCCTAGAGTGACGATAACATCGCCAGCCTTTAGCCCCTTGTTAGCCATGTCCCAGACCTTGCGCATCTCATCCTTTACGTTAGCGTCTGTTACCGTAAATTTAAGATCAGCCATGATCTGCACCTAGTGCGATAAACTCGCTTAGTGTTATCTCAAAGTAAGTGGCAAATCGTGTAGCCAGAGACACCTTCATGTCACCACCATTGCGCCAGCGCATAACCTGCTGTGGATGCACTTTAAATGCCCTAGCAAGCTCAGAACCTGTGATTTTAGCCTTAGCTTGTGCTACTCTTAATGAAGCACCTGTGTCGATATTCATACTTATTCCCCTTTGTGTGTTATGATAGTTTTGCTCCAGAAGTAACCTTAGCCCTCCTTAAAGAAGAGGGCTTTTTTTTGGTCTATCAGAAAGGCACGTCAGAGTTAGCATCAAAATCATTAACTGGTGCTTGATCCTGTTGTGGTGGTTTGAATGCTTGCTGCTCTTTAGCTGTAAAGCTGAAGCTCATAGCTGGCGCTTTAGGGTTAGCATCTGGCTTGCGTAACCAACCACTTACCCAGTATTCAACACCACCTACCTCTGCCTGACCTTTGAACTGTGGATGTGTTTCTGATTTACGGTCTTCGTTCTTCCAGATTGATCCACGGTTGCTATTATCATATCCACTCATAATGATTCCCCTTTAAAGGTTGCTTTTCTAATGGCTGCTTGTTGCTTGCCGTTTAATTGGTTCCATACAAATTCCTGCTCATGGCGTTCAAGTTCAGACCATGTTTCATTTATCCCAGCCTCATCATCTTCAATGTATGCTGAGACTAATGCTGCTACTGACTTCTGCATTATCTCCTTATTAACGCGCTTTTTTGGTGCGCTTGCTGGTTCATTTGAAACGCCCTCTAGGGACATATCTTGCTGAGGTGAATCTACCTTAACCTGTCTGCTATGAACCATTAGCGATTCACCATCATCATCTACAGCAGGAATTCCAGCCATTGCCTGTAGCGCATAACGCCTCGCATAAGTGATTGCAGATCCAGCGCCTTGAGCCGTTACCTTATCTAAGGGTAATAGGTACTCACCTTGCAGCCATTGCCCAGAGTTGTGCATCAACATTGTTATAACACCTACGCCCCTGCCACCTTCTGACGTTACTGGTAGTTGTACAAATGATAAGCCATGCCTAGCAAACGGTTCCTTAATCACCTTAATGACACTGGTAAGGTCTGCGTAGCTGGACTTAAAGAAAGGGTTGTTACTGTCTTTAACAGCTCCACCCATTTCTGCCTGTGCAAAGCATAGTGCTGTTGCAAGGTCTGTTATTGATTCTGATTGCTTCATTTTCTGCTCCAAGTTATTAGTAATGCCCCACCATAATACACACATCTGTAATCAGCGTCAACAGAAAGGTGTTGCAATGTTTATTTATTAGTTATAAGATAGTTGCACATTAACAAGAACGGAGCAGCACAATGTATAACCCCTATGACGAAGTAGAGTTGAATGAGACTAATATCATCGATACCCGTGAAGACCTTTTATGGGAGCTTCATACTACTGGCACTGTTTTCATCCTTGGTCACAAGCTAACCATCTTTGAATTACTAGAAGAGATGGATGACGAAGAAAAAGATAATATTATTGGGATGCTCGTAATGGGCAACGATGACGCTAAAGAATTTGCCGTTGATAAGCTAATGGATGCTTTCAAAGGGGCGTATGACGACTCTGTAATCGAAGAGCATTACATCGATATGCAGAGTGAATACTAAAAGCAATACAACTAACTGGAGCAATAAAATGAGAAATAACAAAAAGAATTGGTCGAGCCATGACGAAGCTGGATTAATGGGCATGTATAGGGCTGGAACCTCAGTGGAAATTATGTGCAATATGCTAGGCCGTAATGAAGGCTCTATCTACCAGCGCATTAAGATGATTGAAAGGCGTGAAGAGGCTAATAAAAGCCCTAGAGATAGGAGTGGAGACCTTAGTGATGTTATCTATAATATGTCACCTAAAGAGACTCCATTCGCCAGTAAGGTTAGGTCTAATGAGGTGGAGTACGATTGGCTAGTAGACGATATTAATGAACCTAAGCGTAAGGTCGTTAAGAAAGCGCCAGAGCCTGTGCAGAACGATTGGGTAATGCTACTTACTGGGTTAGTTGGTGGTGCGTTTGGTGCTGTAATTATGCACTTTATCTTGTAGCAATAAAAAGCCCCTTGACCGTAACAGAGCAAGGGGCTAGAATAGGTGTGTTGGTGAAGAGGTTAGAGCCTCATTCGAGCCAGCGAAGATTTGAAGTAAAGAAACCAGCGCCAACACGGTGTTAGTTTATCACCCAGACTCATTGGGTGCAATCCCTTCTCAATTTCGCTCCTCTAATGATCCTAGCTTCCCAACAGGTAAGCAACAGTTGGTCATGCTTTTAGCAGTCTCCTACTGTATAAACTAGGTATCCAGTAAGCCTTGCCTTTAGTACGTTATGAGTAGTTTCTTACGCGACCCTATATTGGTTTAACCTTGGGGTATACGCACTTAGAAGCGAACATGAGCGTGTTGGGCGACAGTAAAGTCGTAATCATGTTAGCAGATAGTTTTACTACTGGTCTGCCCTAAATTTTCCATGACCGCTTCCGTAATAGCGAATCATAGTTTAGGTAATTTCTTCTAGCTAGGCTTATGCTTGGTTAGGGGAGTATTACCTAAAGTAAGCCAATCACTTAAACCGTTTAGCGATACAGGAGTAATAACATGGCAGTAGATAACCCAAGGGGCGGTACTTGCACAGAGACTTTGCACTCAGTAAAGACCTTAAATAAGGCACAAGAATGGTGCGTAAATTGTGAGGATTCTGACCTACCAGTTAAGATTTATCAGCAAAGTGCTGGTGGCAGATTAAGGGTGCGAATCTTCAATAAGGATGATAAGCTGATTAGTTCAGTAGGTTAAACAAGCTGGAGCAATATAATAATGATGAGTCTTAGACCACACCAAGAACAAGCCATACAAATGCTACGAGCGTCACTACGCAAGGGCAACAAGCGCCCAATCCTAGCAGCACCATGTAGCTTTGGTAAGACGATAACAGCAGCATACTTACTACAGGCAGCAGCAGCTAAGGGTAAGCGCAGCATCTTTATCTGCGACAGGATTAAACTAATCCAACAAAGCCTTGAAGCATTTAGTAAAGCTGGTATGAACTTTGGTGTCATCCAAGGTAATCACGAGCTAACCAACTACGCAGCACCCATTCAAATAGCCAGTACGCAGACACTAGCCAGACGTAAGCGCATACCTGAATTTGACCTAGCCATAGTCGATGAGTGCCATACGCACTACGCTAGCCTAACTAAGATCATGTCTGCCTATAACAACGTACCGTTTATTGGCCTAAGTGCCACACCCTATTCTAAGGGGCTAGGCGAGCATTACGATGATCTTATAGTTCCTATAACGCCTCGTGAGCTGCTAGCGCAGAACTACTTATGCCCAGTAGACTACTACGGTGGGCGCAGTGTTGCCTTAAAGGGTGTTAAGACTAAAGCGCTATCTACTGGTGGATCTGACTACGACCCAAAAAGCCTAGCTTCTGCCACAGAAGACGATAAGGGTTTAGTGGGTGACATAGTAAAGAACTGGATTGAGCATGGTGAGAACGGGCAGACAATCGCCTTTACGCCTAGTATCAAACACAGCAAGCACTTGGTAGAGGTGTTTAACGCAGCAGGTATATCAGCAGAACATATAGACGGCTATATGGACGCAGACGAGCGAGACATTATCTACAAGGCCCATACTAAGGGTGAGTTTAAAGTGCTGTCGTGTAGTCGCCTACTTAACACTGGTTACGATGAGCCTACGGTATCCTGCCTGATAGATTGTTTTCCAACTAAGTCACTCATTGCATTTGTTCAACGTGCTGGTCGTATCATGCGTACAGCAGAGGGTAAGACTAAAGCTATCTACCTAGACCATGCTGGTAACGTAGCGCGTCATGGATTTGCTGAAGATGTTATCCCAGATGTACTAGATGACGGTACGCAGAAGTTCAACGAGAAGAAGCTAACCAAGAAGAAGAAGGAAGCGAAGGTTAAAGAATGCCCACAGTGTACACAGCAGATGGTTGGTCTGCGATGCAAGTGCGGTTACGAGATACCGCTAAGGGAACAGCTAGAGTCTACAGATGAGATTCTAACCAAGCTAACTCCTGAACAAAGAAACAGAAAACACACAAAAGAAGACAAAAGTGTATTCTATTCTGAGCTATTGTTATACACTCGTGGGAAGGGCTATAAGGATAGCTGGGCTAGCCACACTTACAGAAATCGCTATGGATGCTGGCCCAACTTTATTACGCCTCGCATGGTTAATGGCATAAGCGATGAAACTAGAAAATATATAACAAGTACCCAGATAAGGTACAGCAAAAGGAGTAAAGCAGCATGAGCGTAGAAGCGATATTAATGATGCTAGAGGGCGTTAAGTCTAACGGGGCTAATAAGTGGATGGCACTCTGCCCAGTACATGGTGACAAATCGCCTAGCATGGGCATTAAGGAATGTGACGATGGCACTGTACTAATGAACTGCTTTGCCTGTGGAGCTAATGGGGTGGAGATAGCAGAAGCTGCTGGGGTTAGCTCAAGCGAGTTATTCCCACCTGACTCAAGCCGTCCTACTGGGCCTAGCCGTGAGCAGAGAGCTACCATTGAGACAGACAAGGTCATCATGCTGATCTATGAGGCTGATAAGCGTGGAGGCAGGGATCAGACGCTGGCTGATTATCGTAGGTACAGGTTAGCTACAGAGCGCCATGCTGCGATGACTAATAAATAATTCGTAAATAGTTAACAGAAGTGTTGTCATCATGTACAGAAGTGTGTATACTATTTGTAAGTTAAGTAAATAAACAAATAAAGGTGAATAGCATGAAAACATACGAACTTATCAAGGCACAAACATTTGGAAGTGGTCGTGAAGGGTTTCTTAAATACATTGTAGAGCCTGACCCTAAGAGAGAAGGTTTGTATAAGTCTAGCGTTATTCAGATTGTAGGCGGTGAAAGCAATAAATTTTCTCACCTTTACGGCAAATGCAACCAAAGCGAAATACAAAAGCTAATCGCTATATCAACCGAAGTATAAAAATAAGGGGCTTCGGCCCCATAGGAGCAACTATGAACCCTTCACAATTAAAGCACGTAGAAATCGATGGCGTTGAATGGCGTGATTATCCAGACTTTGTAGACGCTTACATTGTGTACGCTGAGGATGGTAATGGGAATGCATTGTCAGAAGATCAGTTAAATAAGATAGCAGAAGATCACCCAGACTTTGTACAGGAGATGGCCCATGAGCAAATCCCTTTCTAACATTTTAGTGAGTTGTCTTGGATCTGTAATTGGCATAGTATGTTGGTTATGGTTTATTGATGGGATACTTGGATGATTAACGAACATTACCGCAGGACATTATACTCATCAGAGGAAGCTAAAGAGGTTCTACGCAGGAACGATGAGATGATGGATGCCAAGGCTAGGAAGATAACAGAAGCCCGTACTGGGGTAGATGATATCAAGACAGCTAAGGCATTGGGTATGACGCTGGAAGAGTATCTGGAGATGATAGGGTAACGCACCTTATAGGGCGCATTGTATACTAGAGGTTACATTAAAAAGCCTTACGGGGATGTACAAACTACCTTACATGACGCAGAAAAGTGTCAGAGTTGTACAGTTATATGTACAAGTGATATTACATACATAGATCACTAAAGCGCACTAAAATGCGTGTATTGCACACTAAGTAGCGCGTTAAAGTGTAGCTCAAGGCTTACATTGTACACTATGAGGTGCAGAAGTTTAGGCAGTGAACCCTCTATTGGGCAAACTATAGAGTTGGGTAGCGACCTACCGCATTCGTAATATGTACGGACACTGCTAATAAGGGTGGTACATGGGCTTTAGCGAGCTTCGCCCCGATGCCCCGTTGAGGAGGTTAGGCCAGACCTAAGAAAGATCGACATGCCCAGCCCGTATGGGGGGAAGACACTACGGAAAGACGTGTAGGCATGTGGTAAGCCGTTATGAGAGGGTGTGATGGACACCTTGAAAGCCCACCTAGTTAACGCTAGAACCCATCAACTATTAAGTGGAGAGAGTAATGAGCAATCAATGTGACGGATGTATCAGGGGGATCCCTGTAGTTAATGGGGTACACCGAGACGCACAGTACTTTGGTATGGTGTGTAGTAAGGAGAGGTATAATGAGAAACCTAAGATGAGTAGATTACTACGCAATGCCATACAGACCCCTGATGGAACCATACTGGAGTCAAGAACACGACACGACTATAAGGAATATGAGGACGCTAATGGGTGTGTATACATCGTTGATGGTGGATTAGACTATTCAAGGCGCATGGTTAACAAGGATGCACCAGCTACTGAACTAAGCATAAGTGAAGATGTACTGCATAGTGTTGCAAGGGAGTTTGTAACGTGGGGAACCTATGGTAAACAGCAAGATCAACCTCTGTCTTACATAGCTATTATGGATATGGAGACTGAACATCTTGAGGCTGTACTGGACACCCAAAAGAATATGTACCCACAGGTAAGGGATCTTATGAAGGCTGAACTAGAGTATAGAGGTTTGGCTAATAGTGTAATCAGTTACGGTGGCAAGTAAAGGTGGTATAATAAACCATTAAGTTACAGTCCACCCCTAAAGCGGAGACGATCATGGCAAGACCTACGAAGTATACCCCCGAACTATTAGCAAAGGCTAATACATATCTATCTACCTATACTCGGTTAATACCAAGCCACCAAGATTTATGTATCCACCTAGACATATCTGACGCTACACTATACAGGTGGGCAGAAGAGAAGGCTGAGTTTAAAGACATATTAGCTAAAGTTAAGCAGATGCAGTTCGTAGTAGCTATGGATGGAGGGCTAGGAGGCGAGATGAACGCTAACCTAGTGAAGCTATTAATGGGTAAGCATGGCCTGTCAGAGAAGTCAGTAGTAGACCAGACCAGCAGTGATGGATCTATGTCTGCACCTACCGTTATACAGTTAGTGGCTAAAGAATTTGGTGAGCTATGAGTGAGTGGATTAGCGTTAAAGATAGCCTACCTAGTAATGGTCAAGAGGTTTTGATCTATGACTATTCAAGTGTATTCTGGGGCTTGTTTGCTAAGGGTGAATTTTGGGAAGCGGATAGTGGAAGCATGGTTAGTGACACTCCATCATACTGGATGCCTACTCCAGCACTTCCAGAATGACTTCAGTAGACATAGAGCTACCACCTAAGCTAGTACCGATCTTTGAAGGTGAAGCAAGATACCGAGCAGCCTATGGCGGTAGAGGAGGAGCCAAGTCTCGTGCCTTTGCCATGATGACTGCTGTATGGGGTTACAAGTTCGGTAAGAGCGGACGCACAGGTCAGATACTATGCTTACGCCAGTACATGAACAGCCTAAGTGAAAGCTCATTCGCAGAGATTAAAAGCGCCATCCAAGCAGTGCCATTCCTTAACGACTACTACGATTGTGGCGACCATTACATACGCAGTAAAGACGGACGAATCAACTACAGCTTTGCAGGCTTAACACGCAACATAGACAGTATTAAGTCAAAGGCCCGTATCATACTGGCATTCATTGATGAGGCTGAGACTGTAAGCGAAGAAGCCTATATGAAGCTGCTACCGTCTATACGTGAAGAGAATTCAGAGTGCTGGGTAATATGGAATCCGCAGTCTAAAGACTCAGCTACTCACAAGCGGTTCAGAGAAAACACACCAGAGTCATGCAAGATTACTTCAATCAACTGGCAAGACAATCCGTGGATGCCAGAGGTTCTGACTAACCAGCGTAAAGAAGACCTAAACCTACGACCAGACACTTACGGTCATGTATGGAACGGTGACTTCTTAGAGTTTCCAGAGGGAGCATTCTGGCTAAGGGAGATTAACAAGGCTCAGGCTGATGGCAGGATAAGCAAGCTACCAGTAGTAGAGGCTCATCCATGTATGACGTTCTGGGATATTGGAGCTTCAGACGGCTGCGCTATCTGGGTGGTGCAGCAAGTCGGGCTAGAGTTTAGGTGTATAGACTTCTACGAAGCGTGGGGTGAATCATACTCACACGCTGTGAAGTGGATCAAGAGCCTAGACTTAGTGTTTGAAGATATGTACCTCCCACACGATGCCGACCATAAGCGCCAAGGGCAGGTAGCAAACAAGTCACCTAAGCAGATGCTAAAGGAACTAATGCCATCGTCTAACTGGCGTATAGTTCCACGCATACAGGACATTTTGTGGGGCATACAACAAACGAGTGACGTTTTTCCGTATTTGTACATTGACGAGGTTAAGTGCGCTAAGGGCTTAGATCACCTCAAGGCGTACAGGCGTAAATGGTCAAACAGTGAGCAGAGATGGTCGCACATTCCAGATAAGAGTGAAGGCCACTCAGAGGCCGCTGACGCGCTTCGGCAGTTAGCACAGGCATTCGCTGCTGGTGACTTAGGACGTAGCAAGAGCAAGCATAGAGGGGCGCTTAAACGTGGGCTTAAAGGTGTTGCATAATCGTGGTATAATCTGAGCATATTTATTATAGGGTTTGGTTATGGGTTTATTTAGTGAGGGTGTTGGATTGCTTGCACCAACCATTAAGTCAGGCGTAAAGGCTGGTTCTGGCCTTATAGATGAAGCTACTGATTACGTTAAAGATTTAATGTTCTTGCATGGAACAACGCCAGAAAAGTTGAATCTGTATGATGAGATTGGCGGCCTACCCATGCCATCTATGGCTGTTACTCAGAAGGATATCCCGTTTAACTGGGGTGATATTGACTTAGTTGGAAAGCCTGATAACTTCGACCCTAGATTAAATAGCCTAAATGACCTATTTAGTGCTGATGCTTATACTATAAGAGGCAAAGAGCCTTTTAAGATACCAAACAAGAACGCTTGGAAGTTGTTTGATGACGATTTTCACGGATCTGAAGGAGCTTCTATGGCTCCTTACTTGATCCATAAATTAGAGAATAGCGCCACTAAAGCTAAATCTGGCCCAGAAGCCTACCGCATAATGAATGAGTTTTTTCATCATCGTGGTGGTGGTGGGTATGCTAAATTTGCTAATGAGAATAGCATAGAGATACCAACTAATAGTATGGGATCACCGTCAGTTTTAAAACTGAAGCATATAATTACAGAGAATCATGGGGAGGCTTACAATAAGTGGGCTTCAGATAAGATAGATTCATACTTCCAGCCAGAGTGGTTCTATAAGGACAATAGTAACAAGACTAAATTGTATGACGCTGACGCTATGTCTAAGTTAATGAAGAAGGAGCGAGGCAAGGGAACGGAAGGTATAACATCTGGCGAAGGTTATGAGAGAGCTATGGAGGCCACTAAGTTTAAATCTCTTGATGATGCGCGTAGCAATAAAGGTCTTTTAATGCCTGCTGAAAAAGCGAAGCAAATGTTTTCTGAAATGGACTACCAAGACGGACTACCACCAACAAGTTACTTTGAGTCTAAGCCAGCGCGTACAGTTGGCCTTGATGAGTTTGCTGGGGCAATTGTTCCAGACTTTATAGATGAAAGATCGTTAAGAACATTACAGAATCGTGGACTACAGGTTGAAACTTATAAGGATGCTGCTAGTCGTTTAGCCGCAAGAGATAAGTTTAAGTCTGAGATGTTTACAAACCCAATCGCTACAGCAGCAGCAGGCGCGGGCGGTATATTAGCTATGTCTGCTAGTGATGATAGTGAGGCTGGTGTGGTAAGCTCAGGAAAGAAAGCTGTTAGCGGCCTGCTAGATATGTCTACGCCTGCAAGAATGCAACGTGCAGATGATATGGGCTTTGATAGAGATATTTACCATAAAACTTGGTCTGATACATTTGATGAGACTGGTTTTGAATCGTTTGACCCTAAAAAGATGCAAACCTCGGATTATGGTTATGCTGGTAAAGGGATATATTCAACACCTGAGCCTTTAGGTGGCACAACCTATGGCAATATAACAATGCCGTTAAAGACAAATATTAAAAACCCTTACGTTATGACTGCTGATAACTTTCAGGATGAGATTACTCCTTATCAGTGGATACCAAAAAATGAAGATAAATACGGTAGCCTAAGCGCCTCATCCGATGCATGGACTAAGATGATGCAAGATAAGGGTTACGATGGTTTTGTTGATGGCGCAAGCAAGAATGGTGAAGTTGTAGTATTTAGCCCATCTAATATCCGATCTAAGTTCGCCAAGTTCGACCCAGCAAAAGCATCATCATCTAACCTGCTAGCCTCTAATCCAGCAGCTACATTAGGCGCAGGCATATTAGGGAACACCATAGGCCAAGAGTCTAGTGGATTGCTCGCGCTACAACAGGGCCGTGATGCTTTGTTAACGCCACAAGAGTCGCAGTATCTTAGAAACCACGCAGCATTACAAGAAACGTTAGGCACTAAAGACAACGAGAAGTTCAAGTATGGTAATCTGCTACCTATGAAAATAGACAGGGAGTCAGGCGACTATAGTCTAGCGATGACAGGTTTACTACGGGACATTATAGAAGCTGGGTATGATGTTGGTCAGTCTAGGAAGACGGGTATACAAAACCCTCAATCTATCTGGGATATTATATTGTAAGCATAGACTGCTGTATCTGATATAATGAGCGAAACTATAGGTAATTAAATGGCTATTTCAACATACGCAGAGCTGCAAAGTTCAATCGCAAACTTCTTAAACCGCGATGACCTGACAGCTACAATCCCAGACTTCATTGCCTTGGCAGAGTCGTCTATCAGCAACGAGGTACGTCATTGGCGTATGGAGACACGCTCTGAAACTACGGTTGATAGCCAGTTTACTGGGATACCTAGCGATTGGTTGGCTACTATTAGGTTTCATTTGGAGACTGATGGTACGACTGACCTACGGTATCTATCACGCGCTGAAATACAGACAATGAGAGCTAATAGGGATGACTCTACTGGTATCCCACGCTTCTATGGTCATAGCGCAGGTCAGTTCGAGGTAATGCCTACTCCAGACGGTTCGTATAGTTCTATACTGAACTATTATGCTAAAATACCTGCATTGACAGATAGTGCTACGACTAACTGGCTGTTAACGCATTACCCAGACGTTTATTTGTACGGTGCTTTGCTACATTCAGCACCTTACTTGAAAGAAGATCAACGCGCCCAAACATGGGCTGCTTTATACACATCGGCTGTAGAGCGTGTTAATGACGCAAGCAGTAAATCAACAGCGTCAGGCTCAGGTCTACGCTTAAATATTAGGGCTTATTAACATGGCATTTACTACATTCCTGCAAAATGAACTACTAGATCATGCCTTTCGCAATACGGCTTACACGGCCCCTGCGACTGTCTACATCGGTCTTTACACAACAGCTACTGGCGTTGGTGGTACGGGTACAGAAGTCTCAGGCGGCTCATATGCTCGTCAGGCTATGGCATTTGATGCTTCTGCATCTGGCGCTATCGATAATACATCTGCTGTAGAGTTTCCAACCGCTTCTGCTAGCTGGGGTACGATTACCCATACGGCTGTATTAGACGCTTCTACATCAGGCAATATGCTCGCTCAGTCTGCCCTAACAGCTAGTAAAGCTATCGGTGACGGTGACGTGTTCCGATTCCAAGCTGGTGAGTTCGATATAACCCTTACATAGCCATGAACGGTTATGGTGCAGCTAACTTTGGCGTTAACATCTATGGGCAAGCTGCCTATGTAGACGCTATTGCAGCGATTAGTGCTGCATCTGCGTTAACGGCTGATGGTCAGATATTGCAAGATGGTGCTGCTGTTATACAAGCTACATCTTCTGCTACTGCGTCAGGTCAGATAGTATTTCAAACTGCTGCTACTATAGCGGCTGTTTCTACGCTCACGGCTAATGG